TATTGCATCAACTACTTTTTTAATCCCTGTGGCTTCAGTTATTTTTTCTATTGTGTCGCCAAGTCCTTTTGATTTTTTTGGTCTTCCCATTTTTTTAAAGTTTTAAGTTATCGTAATCTTCTTGAAGTAATCTTTTAAGTTTTTGCTTATTAGCTTTTAACGTGTGAAATATTGAAACAAAACTAATACCTGTTTCTTTTGCTAATTTTCTTATTGAGGTTTTATTATCCCTGTATAAAGTAAATAGCTTTTTATCGTACCATTCCCAACTGTTAACCTCTTGCTCTGCTTTTATCCTAAAATCATTCCATTCGTTTTCTTTATCTTCTGAATAGTCATCAATTAAGTTGTAAATTTCATCATTCAGTTCGCATTTGTCAATACGTTTTCTAATATTATGAAGTTGAAAGTGTATGTTTCTAATTATTATAAATACATAACCTCGATTGATTTTACCATTGGTAAACATTTGTTGTTCGGTTACGTTGTACTTATGTAAAAGTAAATACATTTCTTGAACAATATCCTCTGCCCAATCTTTATCAAAAACTGCAGCAAGTTCTACCCAATCGTTATGATACTTTGCAACTCGTGTTAATATTTCCATTTACCAATAAATATTAATTGATAATACTCCAAGTAAAACCTGAATAGTATAATATTTTTCTTCATCTTGTTCATCACAATCATAAAGAACACCAATCATAAAACCCTGAATAGATGCTATCTGTATATCTTTACCTGTTTGGTCTGCCCAAATTAAAAGAATAGCTAATAAAAATAATAAAATGTAAATCATAATTAATAAAGTTTTGCGGTTATTTTAGCAACCTTTTTTTCTGTTGCAGGTTTTAAACTAATTTTTATTTCAACGTCGGTAAGTTCTGAATCTTGCTTTAAAATTTCTTTATAGGCTTGTTCTATACTTTGCCAATCTAAAACAGAATCAACTTCTAATAATTCCTCAATCATTTGTAGCTTAAAAGTAACATCTTTAAAGTAAGATAGTAATTCAGGGTTGTCAGAATTGTAAACTAACATTCTTGCAGTGCTAACTTGCAACGCTTGTAAATGATTTTTAATAGTTAAATTTTCCATAGTTCAAATTTATTAATAAGTTATTAACATTTATTTATAAAGCTAAAAATATGTTCTATTATTGGTAAAGTCCATCCATCACCTAATAAACTACCTGCTTTTCTATCATCTAAAATATCACAATAGTTATCAGGAAAACCTTGCAATCTACACATTTCTATTTTATTTGGTAATCTTACTTTATTATTTTCTTTAATTAATATAACCATTGAAGATGGTCTTTTTAATAAAAATTCTTGCCATCTATCAAAATCTTTTATTCTATGATGACCATTTTTTTCAATTAACCCTTCTGTTAAGCAATTTGATTTTATTCTTTTAACTTCTCCATTAGTAATTATATCTTTTAAAATAATTTTTTTATCTTTTGGATATGGAATATCAGTTATAAAATCTCCAAACACACCATCGTTTTTAGTTCTTATATTACTCCAATAATATCTATCTCTTAATTGAGCAGTAACTAAACTGCTATTTATTCTAACAGGATAAACACCTAATGCTCTTGACATAATACCTACATCCAATTTAGAAGCACTACCTACGTTTTCCTGTAAGAATAATACACTTGAATTTAATGATTTTATATGTTCTAATATTTCAACAAACGTAAAGAATAAACTTGATTTTTTACCATTTATTCCGGCACGTTTACCTGCTGCAGATAAATCTTGACAAGGTGAACCTGATAAAACTAAATCTATACTTTTCCAATCTATATCCCATTCTCTCCATTTAGTAACATCACCAACTTGTATAGTATCAGGAAAATGATATTGTGTTAATTCAATAGCGTAAGGTTTAATTTCGCTTGAATAATATTTATCTACTTTAATACCGACATTCTCCAATGCTTGTCTGCCTGTATTCATTCCATTAAATAAACTTAATACTATCATATTTTTTTTATTTCTTTTTTAATTTGTTCCCAATGTTTATTTTCTTTATTATAAGCATCTTCATCATACATATTAAAAGTAATTGCATTTAAAATTTCATCAACTACTTTTTTAGCAAGTAACTTACCAAATATTAATACTAATTCTTTTGCTTTTTCTTGTGCTTTATTAATTTCTAACATTTTATATCTTTTAATATATCATATAAATCTCCTTCAACTTGCGGGAATCCAAAATTATTGACTTTGAAATTAAAATCTTCAAAACTTGCGTTTCTACTTCTTTTGCAACTTACTTTAACCAATTCTTTATTTACTGTATTTAATTCTAATTGGATTTGAGTTTCAGCTTTTTTCTCAAGGAACGAACCTAAATGACCTGTTGGTTTATCAGTTCCAAAGTTTGAGTGAATAACTGTTACTATGTGGCAGTTTAATTCTTTTGACCATCTCATTAAATGTTGAGCAACTTCAGATGCTTGTTCTATACTATTTACATCAGAACATAAATCGGCAATACCATCAATAATCACTAATCCAATATCTTTGCCTTCTAATTTATCATAAAGTATGTATTCAATAAAAGAAACCCTTTCTTTAAATCCTAATTGACGTAATGCGTATGTATGATATTTATCATCTTTTAAACCTGTCATTTGTAATGGTCTTTTGAAAACCATTGAAGCGTGAAAGTTTCCCTGTTCGGTGTCAAAATGAATCATATGTTTATCTTGTCTATTACCTCTTAAATTACCACCAAAGCCTTGTAGTTCATTTTTCATATAAACTGCACTTAAAAGCGAAATAAAGAACGTCTTTTTAGATTTTGGTGGTGCTTGTATAAAACTAAAGTTCCCATAAGTTCCTATTGGTAGCGGATATGTTTTATAACCATCTTTTGTTTCGTATTCTTTCTCACCAAAACTAATAGCAGGTATTGGATATTCTATTTCTTTTTCAGGATTAATGTAGCAATCTTCTTCAAGAACTTCCATTAACATTCTGTTTATTGTTTCTTGTTCTGTCATAATTTTAATTTAAAATTTTATACCATTATTTAATAAGTACAAAATATGTTTTTCTTTTGTGTCTAAAACTTCACCATTTAAACCAATATAAATTTTATTTTTTAAATCTAAATTAATTAAATTATGCGCTCTCCTGTGATTAAATATTTCAACAATAATTACATCTTCTAAAAAATCATCATTATAATTCCAATGGTGCAAGTGATGTGTTTTTGGAACATATTTAAACTTTCTTCTTAAACCTTTATATTTAGGTGAATTTTTCCAAGTTTTTTCTGAATCCCAAATCTTTTGTTTTTCTTTGTAATTTAATCTGTAATATTTTTCTTTTGAACGTTCACGCTCTTTTTCTATAAAAGATATATCTTTAGATTTTACCTGATAATTATCTCTTGTGTCTTTTTTATTACATTCCTTACATTTGTTTACCCTACCATCAGGCATTTGTGGATGCTTATAAAAATCTTCTAATTTTTTCTCTAAATTACATTTAAAGCAAGTTTTTGTAGTCATAATTTTATTTTAAGTTAATACTATACAAATATAATTAATTAAAACGGAAATTGTTTTTATTAAAATGGTAAAGTTATTAACAATAAAAGGGTCGCTATGTTTAAATTAACGACCCAAATATTAATTTAGAAAGGTAAATTGTCATCTGCTACTGAAACAGCTTGTTGCGTTGCAGGTTGCCCTTCTTTTTTAACTGCTTTAATGTTTCCATCAGTCCAAACTACGTTTCCGTTTCCTAAATAGTTTTTAGCTTTTTTAGCATCACGTTCTTCTTTAGTTTGTGAATCAGTTAACGAAACATTTTGTCCCCATTGGTTAGCATCGTCGTTAATGTTTAAAGTACAGTTATAATAAACTGCTCCGTCTTTACCCATTACAAACTTTTCTTTTGGTAACTTGTCAACTCTAATACTTAAATTGATAATTGCACTCATAATATTTAATTTACTTTGCCTACCTTTTTTTTCTGTTGTCGGCTATTCAGTTTTTAATTTTTTTGTAAAAGGCTTTTTTACTAAACAAACCTTGTTTCCCATCTATTGTTGTAACTGCATATAATTTTATATTTGCTGTTTTGTGTTTTGATATATTAAAAACAACTACAATATCACCATTATTAATATCATTATTTTTAAATATATTATTAAAAGATAATTTTTCAAATATATCAGTATATGTTGAATACATACGACCTATATTTTTTATAACTAAAATATCACCTTTTTTTATTTTCATATTACTTTACTTTTAAAAGTTCGTCTTTTACTTTTTTGGCTAATTTATACTTTTTTTCTATAACATCAATACTTCCGCCACCTTTTAAATACTCTATTGCTTTTGTAAATTCAGGTTGACCTATGTTTAACCATTTTTGTTCAACTTCAGTTGTTGTAGTTGCAACAGGTTTTTCGTGTGTATTAGTTGCATCAGGGTCTTGTGTATCATCAATTAATAGTAAGTTACCTAATGCGTATTTTTTACCATAAGAAGATGCTGAACCAAATTGCTGTGGAACTTGCATTCCTTTCTGTTGTAAGTCAACACCTACTATTGCAGTAGCACATATTTCATTGATTCCGTTGTTATCATAAATAGTTGCAGTTGATTTTAACATAGGTGGTAAATTATTGTCAAATGATTCAACTAATAATTCGTTAATAGTAAAAGATACTCCGTATTTTTCGTTATAAGGTTTTAACGCTTCTAATATATCTTCTGCAGAACGGAAGTTATATTTTCCAAAAGAGTTAAACTTTGATTTGTTAGCTTTAAATTCTACTTGAATTTTGCTTAATTTTTCGTGTAATGATAATTCTTTCATAATTCGTAAGTTTTTTGTTTAATAATTGTTTTGTATTCGTTTGGGCAATCTTCATCACATAATTCAAATATGTGTGTTTTAACTTCATTAAGTTTTGATTCAAGTTCGCAGATACGTTTTTGTAATGCTTCAACTTGGAATCTTTGGTAGTCGATTAAATCTTTCATTTGTTAATTGTTTTTAATTATGAAGCAAATTTATAATGTTTTTTTTAATTACAAACTATTTTTTAAAACTTTAACAAAATTTTAACTTTTAGGCAAAAAAAGGGTAGTCGTTAAACTACCCAATTCAAACAATTAGAAACAATTAGAAATATCAAGAAAATTCTTTTAATTTATCTTTGTAGTGTTGTATCATATCTTGCAAATCGTTGTCAGAGAATTTAACAATTTGCTTTGATTTTAAAACCATTTGTTCAGCAAGTTCTAATCCTAAATGTTTAGCGAATAAAAACTGCTGCCCCTGATTTGAAATATTGCATCCGTAACATTGAACTCCTACGTTGTTTTCGTCCCATCGTGTTGAGTAATGTCTTCGGGATTGAAAATGACCGCATTGTAGTTTTTTATAATGGTCTTTTTTACCACAAGTTACACATTCAGCAATCTCATTTTTTGCATAACGCAAACGTATGTATTGACTAAATACAGTATCTAAATTCTTGACTATTGTGGAGCGTTTAATTTTCATTAATACAAATGTAAATAATAGTTATTAACAAAATGATTAATAAGTGAAGTTTTTAATCCTCGTGCGTACACGCTTATTTTAATATAATAATATATAATAATAATATATATAATATTTATATAACTCTTAAATATCTTTTAAGAATATAATATATAATTAATAATAATATAATTAAAAATAATATATAATATTTAACATTATAATTGTCTTTTTCAGTATTCTTTTGTTTAATTACTTCTTTAGATTTGATATTTGATACTTTGCTTTCGTTTTTAACAACTCTAATATCTTTTTTATACAAAGTATTATCTTTTTTATTTTCGTGTCTTAAAACGACGTTAAAATACGTTTTGTTATTATATGTAAAAGGCTTTAAATTATCTTTAGCTTCTACTGTAAAAATATCCAATTCATAATTAAATTTAATTTCAACATTTGAACTATCAGTTGTTACTTTGTTTTCTACAATTTTAGTTTCAACTTCTTTCTCTTGTTTGTTTATAGCTACCTTACGTGAGCCACAAGACGCTAAAATGATAAAAGTAAGTAAATATATGTATTTCATAAAATAGTGTCTTAAATCGCTTTATATTCGTTTTTAGCTTCAAAACTCGGACAAGCCTTTGCAACCCCTTTAAAATCTTTATGCCCTTGAACAATAGCATTAGGAAATTGTTTTTTAGCTTGTTTAACTAAATATAATAAACTTTCTTTTTGTTTTAAAGTTCTTGTGTCTTTTGGTCTTCCTGATTCATCAATACCACCAATGTAGCTGAAGTGTATAGATTCTGAATTATATCCTTTAACTCCGTTTGTAATTTGTTCAAATTTTGCAAGTTCGTGAATAACTCCGTTTGCATCAATCAATCTATGGTAGCCTACTGTTTTCCATTTTAAAGTATTTTTCCAATAGCTTAAAATAGCTTCTTTTTTTGTGTTTGGTTGCGAAGCTGTGCAATGAATTACAATATATTTAATATCTCGCATTTTATTTTATTTCGTTAATATCTGCTTTAACTTCTTTTGCTCGGTTTAATAAATTCTTTAGCATTTTCCAAATATCAATTTTTAAAGCTGATTCTACATTTTCTTTAATGCTTACAAGTTCAATAAAAATTAAAAGTATTGCAACTAATTTAGTAAACATAAATTTTATAGTAAAGTGTTGTAACACAAATTCATTTAATAAAAAATTATCAATTACATATAATAATAAAATAGTAATTTGATATAAAAGCATTTTGCTAACTATATTGGATAATGTTCTTGAGCGAATAGAACGCCACCCTGTTAGTTTAACACTCTTAAAAATACCTGTAAAAGTATCAAGGAATATACCAAAAGCAACTGCAATTAATAAACCCTGAATCGGTGCAAAGAATAATATTAAACCGCTAAAAAAATAATTAAGATACGTCTTCATTTTTAGTTAATTCTTTATCTTTAATTAATTCTTTTAAAGCCTTTAAAATAGCATCTATTTCTTGTAAGTTATAAGCACCTTTTGTAACTGCTATGTTTATAGCTTGTTCAATTATTTGTAAATTTTCCATTATTTTTTAATTTCAAAAGGGTTGTTAATTGTTTTTTCAGTTGGGTTTTCAATTAAATTAATTTGACTTTCCAAATTTGTATTTAATTCGTTAACGTCTAATTTTGATTCACACCAACCAATAACTTCAGTTTCTTTTAAATCGTTTAAAGAAATAAAATTA